CTAAGAGAAACTGTAAAAGCAGTTGCTCAAGAATTAGACATTAAGCCTGCATTGATCAACAAGGCAATTAAGATTGCACACAAACAAGATTGGCATAAAGTTGCTGACGAGTTTGATGATCTTGAAACACTTGTTGTTACAGTCGGCAAAGACAAATAATGCAAAAGGTAAAAGACTTTTGGATTAATAGTTATAAGAGTGATAAGATTGCATTTGCATTTGAACTTATTAGTTTTATATTTACGGTGGCGGCAAGTTTAACCTTGGCATTTAATGCTAAAGATCCGAACATGCTGATTATATATCCGTTCTTCTTTGTAGGATCGGTAACTCAATGCTACGCGGCTGTACGCAGAGGCGCGGCATGGGTAATGTTATTAACAGGCTACTTTGCAGTAATAAACGTATTTGGTTACGGTATTGCCGCAGGTTGGTATTAATGATTACAGAAGAAAATAAAAAACGAATTGACGATTGGTTAGAAGTACACCTTAAAGAGTTATCTCAACCAACAGACGGCTCAGTGGCAAGATGCCCCTGGGCATACAGTTCAAAAGTTCCAATTATACATACGGACCAATACATGGACATTATGAAAAATATGTTTAACTTTCCGTACGAAGATAACACACACGGATTGTTAATTGTATTACACAATGTACAAGATAGAATGGAAGGTCAAGATTTAATTGGATTATGTAAGACTCAATACTTTGTAGATAGAGATCTACTTTTTATTGAATACAATTACGAACATTATAAGAACGAATTAAATGATCCAACAATTAGGCTATTCATTATACAAAAAATTACAGAAACTAAAAAGGCAAGTGAAAAACTATATCAAACGGACTATTATAAAACATATCCGCACAATATGATATTTAGAAAGATACGTGAAGCAATGGGTGATAAACACTTTTTTGAAGAACCAAAGGAGTCAAAATATTGAATTATATGGTTGACATCGATGGAACTATATGTTATACTGTTAACAGTAATTATGAAAATAGTATTCCAAATAAAGATCGTATTGAGCATTTTAATAGACTATATGACGAAGGCAATGAAATACATTACTGGACTGCCCGAGGCGCAAACTCGCACAAGGATTGGTCACAGTTTACAGTTAGGCAATTAGAAGAGTGGGAAGTAAAATATACAAGTGTACGATTTCACAAACCACACTACGATATTTGGATAGATGACAAGGCAAAAAACGCAGATGAGTACTTTAAAAGATCAGGGGAATCAGGCTAAACCATATCAGTGGTTAGCATGGACAGGAACAACGATACTATTAGTTGCCGCTACAATGGCCGCTTTTAATATGTATCCTTACTATAGTTACGCATTTACATTAGCAAATAGTATTTGGGTAGCCGTTGGTATCCTTTGGAAAGAAAAGTCGTTGATTATTTTAAACGCAGGACTTACAATAATATATATTGCAGGTCTTATACAAGATGGTATGTTCGGCCAATAAACGAATTAATTTGGTATATGTCCGCCGCAAAGGACAAGAGGAGAATGAATGAGTTACGTAGACGCACACTTTGATCGCAACGCAGATATTATACGTGTTGTAGAACGAAAAGACGGCAAACGCCAGTTTGCTGAATATCCTGTAAAATACACTTTCTATTATGAAGACCAACGTGGTAAGTATAGAAGTATTTACGGCGATCCCCTAAGTAGAATTATTTGTAAAAATACAAAAGACTTTCGCAAAGAACAAGCAATTAATAAGAATAAGAAATTGTTTGAAAGCGATATTAATCCTATCTTCCAATGTTTAAGTGAAAACTATCTTAATCAAGATGCTCCTAAACTAAACGTAGCATTTTTTGATATTGAGACAGACTATGATCCAGAGCGAGGCTTTGCTGATCCAAGTGATCCGTTCATGCCTATTACTGCTATTTCTGTACACTTACAATGGATGGACACACTTGTAACACTTGCAGTTCCACCTAAGACACTTACAATGGAACAAGCAGTAGAACAATGTAAAGAATTTCCTAACACACACTTGTTTGCAGATGAAAGAGATATGTTGAAAACATTCCTTGATCTAATTCAAGACAGTGATATTATTACAGGTTGGAACAGTGAAGGTTATGATATTCCATACACTGTTAACCGTGTAGCAAAAGTATTAAGCAAAGACGATACAAGACGTTTTTGTTTGTTTGATCAATTTCCTAAGAAACGTGAATATGAAAAGTTTGGTAGGCAACAAGAAACCTATGACCTAATAGGCAGAGTGCATTTAGATAGTTTAGAATTATATCGTAAATACACGTATGAAGAAAGACACACTTACAGACTTGATGCCATTGGCGAAATGGAAGTTGGCGAAAGAAAGACTGTGTACGAAGGTACACTTGATGCACTTTATAACAATGACTTCAGAACGTTCATTGAGTACAACAGACAAGACGTTGCACTACTGGACAAGTTGGACAAAAAACTAAGGTTCATTGATCTTAGTAATGAACTTGCTCATGCAAATACTGTTTTGCTACAGACCACTATGGGTGCTGTCGCAGTTACAGAACAAGCAATTATCAACGAAGCACATAGACGTGGACAACAAGTTCCAAATAGAATAAGACGTGAGCCTGGTTCAGAGCCAGCCGCGGGTGCCTATGTTGCATTTCCAAAAGTAGGAGTACATGAGTGGATTGGTTCAATGGACTTGAATTCACTATATCCATCTGTTATTAGAAGTTTGAATATGGATCCAGCAACTGTTATAGGACAACTCCGTCCTGAACATACTAACAAATACGTTGGTGAGCAAATGGGTCTAAAGAAAAAGAGTTTCGCAGGTGCATGGGAAGGTAGATTCGGTACTATTGAGTTTGAAGCCGTTATGGAGAAACGTAGAGATATCAGCATTACAGTTGACTGGGAGAATGGTGAGTCAGACGTAATGAGTGGTGCACAGATTAACGAAGTTATCTTTAATAGTAATAAGCCTTGGATGATCAGTGCTAACGGTACAATCTTTACAACAGAGTTTGAAGGTGTTATACCTGGACTACTTAAACGTTGGTATGCTGAACGTAAAGAAATGCAGACTATGAAGAAGAAGGCATTGGCCGCAGAAAACAAAGCAGAGATTGAGTTTTGGGATAAGCGACAACTTGTTAAAAAGATTAACTTGAATAGTTTGTATGGTGCTATTCTTAATCCTGGTTGTAGATTCTTTGATGGTCGTATTGGACAATCAACTACACTAACAGGTAGACAAATTGTTAAGCACATGAGTGCAGAAGTAAACAAAGTTATTACAGGTGAATACAATCACGTAGGTAAGAGTGTAATATACGGAGATACAGACTCTGTGTACTTTAGTGCATATCCTATACTAAAAGAAGATATTGACAAAGGTAACATTCCTTGGACTAAAGAAAGTGTTATACAACTGTATGAACAAGTTTGTGATGAAGCAAACAAGTCATTTGGTAAGTTTATGTTAGACACATTCCATTGTCCGAAAAGCAGGTCGGACGTTATTGCGGCAGGTAGAGAGGTTTGTGGTGAAAGCGGATTGTTTATTACTAAGAAACGTTATGCAATTCTTGTGTATGATGATGAAGGTACAAGACGTGATGTAGATGGCAAGCCTGGTAAAGTAAAAGCAATGGGTTTAGATCTTAAACGTTCTGATACTCCTGTGTTTATGCAGGACTTCTTAAGTGAAGTACTACTTAAAGTATTGCAGAAAGGTACAGAAGATGAGATACTTGATAGCATTACAGAATTCCGTACAGACTTTAAGAGTCGTCCTGGACATGAAAAAGGTTCGCCTAAACGTGCAAACAAGATTGGACACTATCAGCGTCTTGAACAGAAGCAAGGCAAAGCAAACATGCCTGGACACGTAAGAGCAAGTATTAATTGGAACACACTTAAACGTATGAACAGTGACAAGTACTCGCAAGAGATTGTAGACGGTATGAAAGTTATTGTATGTAAACTAAAACAAAACCCAATGGGTTATACAAGTGTTGCATATCCTGTAGATGAATTGCATTTACCAGAATGGTTTAAAGACTTGCCATTTGATGGTGACGCAATGGAAGAAACAATTATTGATAATAAACTTGGTAACTTGATTGGTCCACTAAACTATGACTTGCAAAGTACTAAACAAAAAAATACATTCAACAACTTGTTTGACTTTGGAGGTAGTGAATAATGGCAACACATGGAATGATAGATTTAGAAACACTTGGTGTAGAACCAGATAGTGTTGTAATCACTTTAGGAGCAATGAAGTTTGATCCTACAACTAATGCAGAGCCACATGCACCTTTATACCTACGTCTTGATATAGAAGAACAAAGTGAAAAGTATAAACGTTCTATTGATGACAACACACTTGAATGGTGGGGTAAACAAAAGAAAGAAATACGTGAAGAAGCATTTGGTGACCATGAAAGAACAAGCATGGACAGTATGACAAAACAATTAAACAAATGGTGCGTAGGTCTTGACTACTTATGGTGTCAAGGTCCGTTATTTGATTATGCAATACTACAAAACTTGTATAAGAACATTGGCAAACCTACTCCGTGGAACTACTGGCAAATTAGAGATAGTAGAACATTGTTTGCACTTATGCCAAGCGACCCACGTAAAGCAATACAAGAAGAATTGCACAATGCACTTGCTGATTGTTATTATCAAGCAAAGTGTGTACAACAAACATATAAGCATTTTAATATTACGAAAGCAAGATAGATGGCAACTACAGAAGAAAAACAAGATCTCATTGAGAATATTAAAAATCCTGATAGATACTTTCGTGTATCACTTTATGGCTATGGTGCAGAAATGTCATGGTGCTCTACAAGTGAAAAATGCAATGAATGGTGGAAAGCAAATGATGGTGAGAATGATATCTCTGCCTCAGAATATATGAGTGGTGCTGAAGAATTTAGACAGAAACATGATATGCCTCAAGAAGCAGACTTTCTTTGGGATAGCGAATATGAAACACACAGTGAATGGCATGAACCACCTAATGAACAAAGTCATTGGTATGGTGGTAGCATTGGTAACTGTAAATTAATGATTGAAGAAATGTCAGGTACTGAGTATTCTTCACAAGTTATAGAAGAATTTTATGATGGAGAATTTTACGATTTCTTTGACAATGTAACTTGCGAACATGATATTGATGACAGTGGATATAATATTCCTAAAGGACATTATGCACAAATGATTAGTCATGAGAAAGGTACATTCTATGAAGGCTTTTTACATTTAAAAGGCGAAAGGTTTGATATTAATAAGTTGAAGTTTCATTCAAGCACAATGCCTAACGATGAAGAAGTATTAGAACGTATAACATACGGAGAGTATGAACTTGATAATCAAGGCGGCGACACACGTGGCAAAGGTTATGATGTTTACTTTTATGAGGAAGTACAATGAAAGACGAATTAATGGTACAACAACAAGTAGACAATGTATGGCAACATATGGTTGGTGTTATTTGTTTGAACCTAACTAATCGTAAACAAGTTAAAGCAGTACTACCTAAGTTCTTTGCTAAATGGAGTACACATGATAGTCTTGTACACGCAACACGCAGAGAGATTGAAGAAGTAATTGCTCCGTTAGGTATGAAACATGTTCGAGCAGAAAGACTTTATCGAATGAGTGAACAGTTTAAAGATTGGGACGGAGAAGATGCTACACAACTACACGGTATTGGCAAGTACGGTAGTGACAGTTATAGGTTGTTTTATAAAAATGAAATACCTGAGAACGTAGGCGATCACGAATTAAAAAGATATATTTCGGAGGAAATGGTTGCATGAAAATATTACTAACAGGTAGCGAAGGAATGATTGGTTCAGAACTTAAAAAGTACTGGGCTGGTATGTATCAGTTACACTTTATAGACTTAAAGTTAGGTACTGACCTAAATACCTGTGACTTACCTAAAGTAGATGCAGTAGTGCATTTGGCTGGTAAGAGTGGTGTAAGAGAAAGTTTTGGTAATCCTATGGAGTATTGGAAAAATAATGTAATGGCAACTAAAAGATTATTTGATCATTATACAGATACTCCTGTGTATTATGCGAGTTCAAGTACTGCAAAGGAACCACATAGAAATCCTTATGCACTTACAAAATATACTTTGGAACAACTTGCTCCAGAAAAAAGTTTAGGTATGAGATTTACAACTGTATATGGAACACAAACAAGACCACAAATGTTTGTTCCAAAACTTTTAAGAAAAGAAGTTACGTACATTAATAATCATACAAGAGATTTTATACACGTTTCAGATGTGTGTAGAGCAATTACAATGTTTGTTCAAAAAAACATAAACGGTGTAATTGATGTAGGAACTGGTAAGTCGTACCACTTACAACAACTGCTTGACGCATATGGCATAGATACTATACCCATGCAAGAAGGCGGTGAACACGAAAGAAAAGACAACAAAGCAGATACTAATCAATTAACTGCTATTGGCATGGTGCCAAGAATTGATGTCATAGATTACCTATGCCAAGAAAAAGAACTTGACAAAAGTGAATTTTCTAAATATAATGTAACAATAGGAGACTAAAACATGAAAGACATTTTACAAGATATCGTTGCACATACACACTCGTTGGGATTTCTCAACATTGTGAAAGTAACGAGCGAAGCAGATACAACTATCGAATCGATGGCTGAAGATCGTTCTGTGATTTTAAGTTCACAGACTAAGACACCCGTATCAGAATTTACTGGTACATTTGGTATGCCTAACTTAGACAAGTTAGCATTACACCTTAAGTGTCCTGAATATCAAACTAATGCAAAGGTTAGTGTTGAACAAGCAGAACGTAACGGTGAAACTGTTCCAACACATATTCACTTTGAAAATGAAGCAGGTGACTTTGAAAATGATTATCGCTTTATGAACAAACAAATTATTGATGAGAAACTTAAAACTGTAAAGTTTAAAGGTGCATCATGGGACGTTGTTGTAGAACCAAGTATGGCTTCAATTCAAAGAATGAAGTTTCAGAGTATGGCACATGCAGAAGAAACTGTATTTACAGTTAGAACAGAAGGCAATAGTCTTGTGTTTAGTTTTGGTGATGCTTCACAACACGCAGGTTCGTTTGTATTCCAAACTGATATTACAGGTACACTAAAACATGCATGGGCATGGCCAGTAGCACAGGTACAAGCAGTACTGAACTTAGACGGCAAGGTAACAATGAGTATTTCAGATCAAGGTGCAATGCAATTAACCGTTGATTCTGGATTAGCAGAATATAATTATATTCTTCCAGCTCAAACAAAATAAGGACTTTATGACAAGTGTTGATATACATGATGATGACAAAACATTTGAAAATGAACAAAGCACAGTAACTATACCTCTTAAGGAGTATGACAGGTTGAGAGAAAAACAAAAGTATATTACAGATAAAGATATGATATCTGTAGTAGACAAAATTGAAGAACTTGTTAGAGCACTTAGGAAACACATTGTAAGGACGGACATTTAATTGAATACTAACTTAACAACTGCACAAAACGATTACGCAACTTTCTTGCCAGCACTGAGTGGCTTCTATGCAACCTTTGTAGGTAAGCAACGGCGTGGTGAGTATGTAGAATATGCACGTATACCTAAACACTTTACTAACGGTGTTGAAAGTATGAATTGGCTTAATCCGAGTAAGTCGTTGTTTAACTATCATTGGAGTTTGTATTCCGCAGGACATGCCGAACTTGACATTAACAAAGATGCACCTAAAGAAGATATGGTACGAGATAGAGATCGTAACAATAGTTGGATGTTAGGTGACAGTGGTGGTTTCCAGATTGGTAAAGGTGTGTGGGAAGGCGATTGGAAGAATCCTAATTGTCCTAAAGCACAAAAGAAACGTGAACAAGTTCTTAGATGGATGGACGCTTACATGGATTATGGAATGATACTTGATATTCCGGCTTGGGTAGCACGGTCTCCCGAAGGTGCTAAAGCAACTGGAATTGACAACTATCAAGACGCCGTTAATGCTACACGTATTAACAACGACTACTTCATGAAACATAGAAGCGGTGCTTGTAAGTTTTTAAATGTATTACAAGGTGAGAATCATGCTGACGCAGAAGATTGGTATCAGCAAATGAAAGATTACTGTGATCCTGTTAAGTATCCTGACACACACTTTAATGGTTGGTCCATGGGTGGTCAGAATATGTGTGATGTACATCTTGTTCTTAAAAGACTTGTAGCACTTAGATTTGACGGACTATTAGAAACAGGTGTACACGATGTAATGCACTTCTTAGGAACGTCGAAATTAGAGTGGGCTACGTTGCTCACAGACATACAAAGAGCAGTACGTAAGTATCATAATCCAAACTTTATGATTACGTTTGATTGTGCAAGTCCTTTCTTAGCAACTGCTAACGGACAAATTTATTGTGAACTTGAAACATTAGATCGTAAGAAATGGGTTTATAGAATGGTGCCAAGTATTGACAGCAAGGCTATGGCAACTGATACTACACCATTTAGTCAAGCATTTGTACGTGAAGGTAAGCACACAAGTTTTAAAGATTCACCTATTACAACAGGATTAACTGCACAAGATATTTGTAAGTATGCTACAGGTGATCTAAATAAAATAGGTAAAGAAGGAAAAACATCATGGGATAGTTTTTCTTATGCGATCCAGATGGGTCATAACGTGTGGAGTCACATCAATGCAGTACAAGAAGCAAATAGACAATACGACAATGGAGTCATTCCAGCAATGCTTGTGGAAGAGCGGTTCGACAGGTTATTTTTTAGAGATGTTGTGGAGGCAATATTTGCAACATCAAGCAGAGATGAAGCGAACGCAGTAATTGAAGAGTTCAATAAATTCTGGATGTCAATTATTGGAACACGTGGTGCAATAGGTAAAAAAACAGTAAACGCACAAACGCAGTTTGGCAACTTATTTACAGAGGAATAATATGGAAAGACAATATGCAGATGGTGTAAAAGACGATGTAATCTACTTTACAGGATATGAAGTAGAGAAAACTCCTGCGTATGACATGCATACACTGTTTGTAACAGGATGTCAACCATTAGAAGATGTATTAGCACAAGCAAAGAAGCACGTAGTAGATCATATTTACTTAGGTGCTAATCACAGTTTTGTTCCTAAAGAAAGTTGGGACGATCTTGTATATGGATTACTTGATAAGAAATATCTTGTAACACTTGACTATGATGTAAAGTATCATGACTGGGTACTTGAAGTAGGATATAACGAAAGACATAATTTTATTAGTATGATTAGTGTTAAACTGCCATACGTAAAACAACTTAACTACAATGCTTGTATTAAGATCGATGATGCAGACTTTGATCATTCTAATCCTGGCGTATGGGTACATAACGTTCACCCATTGCTACAGAGAGATAAGTTTACTGACTGGTCTAAATACGGAGACGATAGCCCTTCGGAGGACTAAATGAAACTACTGCATAGTTTTTGTGATCCCATTGAAACAATGCCTACTGTTACGAGTTGTAACGGAAGGTTTATTGATTCCGAAGGTACACATTACTATGACTTAATGGCTGGCAAAGGTTGTAACGTATTAGGATTTAACAACGAATATGTACAATATCATGTTGCTCATGCACATAGAACATTTCCAAGCAACGACTGGAATGCTAAACCTGAAATATGGAACAAGTTAGAAACTGCCTTACAAAAGAAACTTCCAGGTTACTTTGCATTTGTTCCAGCACATAGTGGAAGTGATGCAACAGACAATGCATTAAAATTTTGTTTTCAATTTTATAATAACAAAAAGAAAAACATAGTACTTGTACGTAAAGGTAGTTTCCATAGCGGAAGTATTACTGGTTGGGCAATGAGTGATTACAGAGGTTGGAGTAATCATTTACCTGATGTTGAGTTTGTAGACTTTTATGATGAAGACTTTGCAACTGTATTAGATAAACATAAAGGTAAAATTTGTGCCGTAATGTGTGATACTGTAAGTTGGTTTCATGGTGTTGATGAAATGTCAGACAGTCTTATTAAGAAAATTAAACAAGGACGTTTTGTACACGACTATAAAATTATTGCAGACGAAGTATTTACAGGCATGTATAGGTTTGGTAGTTTTGCACACAGTATGGAACGTGACCTACAACCTGATATTGCTTGTTTTGGTAAAGCACTTGCAGGTGGATTTAGTTCTTTTGCAATCACTTGTATCACTAAAGAAATGTTTGATGGTATATCTAAACCAGGTCCAGATGGTTGGGCATTACCTATAGCAGTTGGCAATTCAAGAAGTCAAGATCCTGTAGGAGCAACTGCGGTATTAGCCACACTTGAATACTGTGATAAGAATAAAGTTATGTTTAGTGTAACAAATCAAGTTACGAAGTTTTTGGTAGACCTTGCTGATATATTACGTAAAGTAGAAACTTTTGATGTAACACAAAAGAATAGTTTTTTAAACTGTAAAATAGATAAGGGTAGAGATCAAAAGACACTGAACGACATTCGAGCATTCCTTAACAACGCAGGCTTATGGCAATACTCAACTACTACAATTAAAATTTGTAGTTTTTACGAAATTAAGAAAGTTGAAACGGATTATATTTTGAACGTATTCGACGACTTAATAACCAAAATAAATCAAGAAAAACCATTGACAAACGATGCGAAAGGCTTTATAATATGAGTATGACAGATCAATTAATTAAAGAACAAATGGAAAAAGATAATAAGGCAAAAATTATGAATACTGCAAAAAGAATGATTTGGGTTACTTTTACTAAAGAAGGTATCCACAAGTATCCGGCGGCACTTGATGACCCAGCACTTGCAACAGGCGATGAGTATGATGTAAGTTTTTTAGGATACCCACACAGACACATTTTTCATTTTAAGGTAGCAATCACAGTTACACACAATGATAGAGATATTGAATTTATTCAATTTAAAAGATGGTTAGAAAAACTGTATGAGGAGAAAACAATAGAGTTAGACTATAAAAGTTGTGAAATGATGGCAGACGATTTGTATGCACAAATTAATGCTAAACACCCTGGCCGTGAAGTACACATCGACGTAAGTGAAGATGGTGAAAACGGTGCCCACATTGAGTATGATAGATAGAGGAAAAATGAGATGTCACTCAAATATAATCGCGAAACCTACACTAAGGTCTTCGAGGATCTCGAGAAGTTCAAAGATTTTTGTTCAAAGACTTCTTGGGTAACTGGTTACGGACGTTCTTATCGCTTTGACGAACGTGATCTTTATAATAACAAAAGCGAGGCTTGGAGAACATACGTTATGTTTACACAAGGCAAGAAGCCTAAATTTAAGCCAAAAAACAAAAAGATGTATAGGAGGACTTAAATGTTCAAAGACGTAGATAAAAGTATGCTGATGAAACTTGTGTTATTACATGTTGTAGTAATTACAGTTTCTAATGCGTTAGTGGCAATTCCTGTAGAAATTGCAGGAGTGAAGTTAACGTGGGCGGCATTTACATTCCCATTAGTTGTAATAGCAACGGACTTGACTGTTAGACTATTAGGAAAGAATATTGCAAGATCAACAATCGCGGCGGCGTATCCATTAGCAATTATTGGATCAATCGCAGTGGTACTTGCAGAAGGAGCACCGCAATCAGTAGCAATGCGTATCGGGTTTGCTTCAGCAACTGCTTATGCAGTTGGAACAATGCTTGACGTATATGTATTCCAATACATTAGAGAAAAAATGTCAGTATGGTGGTTAGCACCAGCGGTATCAACCGTTGCGGCAAATATCATTGATACTTACACTTTCTTTGCCGTAGCATTTAATAATAGTGCTGACGAATATATGGCGGCGAACTGGATGGAAATTGCAGGGTCACAAGTAATCATTAAGATTGCAGTAGGCTTACTTGTATTCCTTCCGGCTTATGGTATTTTATTAAACCAACTTCAAAAGAAGTACAACGTAAAATAAACAGGAGACACTAATGACAATATACATAGTTGATATAGAAGCAGTTGATACACGTTACACAAAGCAATGGAAAGAACATCTTCCAAAGCAAATGAAACGTGCAACTAATTCTGAGGTAATTGTTATTAGTGGCGGAGAAGTGCCTCAGGCTACAACGCCTGGGGCATTCCTTAACTTTGCAGGAACTAATAATTACAAGTCGCAACAAATGTTAGAGATTAGTAGATTGTTTGCAAATGGTGAAGTTAAAGACGGCGACTACTTTTTATACACAGATGCTTGGAACCCTACAGTTATACAGTTAAAGTATATGGCAGAGTTACTTGGTGTTAAAATTAAAGTAGGTGGTATGTGGCACGCCGGTAGTTATGATCCACAAGACTTTTTAGGAAGATTAATTGGCGATGCTGATTGGTGTAGAAGTGCAGAACGTAGTATGTATGAATGTTACGATGACAACTTCTTTGCAACAGAATTCCATAAAAAATTGTTTGCAGAAAGTTTTCCAAACTTAATAGCAAAAACATGTATAGTTGGGTGGCCTATGGAGTACTTGGCAAATAGTTTTGCACAGTATAAAGGCATGCCTAAGAGAAACTTAATTTTGTTTCCGCATAGAATTGCTCCAGAAAAGCAACCAGAAATATTTTATGATTTAAAAGACAGTATGTCACAATATGAATTTGTTGTTTGTCAAGACAAGCAACTTACAAAGAATGAGTATCACAACTTGTTAGGTGAAGCAAAGATTGTGTTTAGTGCTAACTTACAAGAAACACTTGGTATTAGTTGGTATGAAGGTGCTCTTGTAGATACTATTCCAATGATGCCAGATAGGTTAAGTTACAGTGAAATGGCATTACCTAAGTTTAAATATCCAAGTGAATGGACAGAGTCGTTAGATTCATATAGAAGAAATAAAACTAAAATAATGAACCTTATTATAGAATACATGGAAAACTATGATAGTTACTTGTTAGATATGCAACAACAAGTAAACAAACTAAAAGTAGAATTCTTTTCAGGTACTGCATTATATAAACACATAGGAGACAAGTAATGGGTGATGATGTTAAGATTACACTTACTACAGGTGATTCTCGTATAGCAAGTCCACAGTATGAATATACATTTGATCCACTTGTTGATAATTCATGCATGACAGTAACAATGCCTGATTTAGGTTTAACTGATTCTACAATTATTGGTGCAGATGATAATTGGCCAAGTGAATATAAAGTTAACGAAATGATACTACAGTATCCTGCACTTAGAATACAATACGAAAAGTTTTTAGAAGTGTACAATTTAGTGAAAGATGATTATAAAGATGATATTGAACTTCTTACGTAAGTTAATGGAGGTGCTCGGAAGACGCCGAGTAATTACAGATAGAACAGGTAAGGTTCCATACCTTATTCGTTACTATTTGTTTTTAAAGAATCGTACATGGTTTCCATTTAATGTAACCTTGCATAAGATTCTTGTAAGCGATGAGCCTACATTACATGATCACCCGTGGAATTGGGGAGCATATATTATTAGCGGAGGATATTGGGAACATATTCCAGTTCGTTCTCAAGAAGGTAATGTTGTTGGTGCAACACAAGTATGGCGTGGTCCAGGTAGTTATAGATATAAAAAAGCAGAAGACTTACATTGGTTAGAACTTGCTAAAGACAAAGATGGTAATGAAATACCTTGTGTAAGTTTATTTTATATGGGCCGTAAAAAGAAAGAATGGGGATTTGTACGTTTTGTACATGGAGGCAATACTGGAGAGAGTTGGTCCAATGCAGGATATAGATGGGTACACAACGAGACGTATCTAAATGAAAGAGAGAATAACATTGGATAAAACTGTATACTTTGACGGACTTATAACCACATACGATAATATGTTCTCTGCAAGTGCCATTAGTGCTATGGAAACAAATATTATGGACGCACCGTTTAAGTATGGTACAAAAGATAATCCAGATCAACCACCTACAGGGTTACAATGCTTTGAGTTCGAACACTTTCATGCATGGCAAACTCTGTGGAACGTAGTTAATGAAAAACTTGAAGACCTTGAAGGTTTAGAATATCGTAGAAGTAATTTAAATTTTTTTGCAATGGGCGAAGATGCTTATTATCACAAAGATGATTGTGATTGGACATTGCTCTATTACTGTAATAGTAAATGGGATCCAGATGAAAAAGGCGAAACAAAATTCTTTATTACAGATGAAGACTTAGGTGACTATAAACTTCAAGATGTAAAAGGAAACACAAATCCGTTGGTGTTAAGTATCGCACCAATACCAGGCAGACTCTGCTTCTTTAAAAGTAGTATTAATCATAGTGCTACAGGATTTAGATCTAACGCAAGATTTGTACCTGCTTTAAAATTTGTAGAAGCAGGCAAAGGTAACGGTACTGGAATTATTGTTCAAAAAGGCAATCAACAAATGTTAGATATAAGGAGTCAAGTATGATTAAGAAGCATTATTACAGTTGGGCAGATGTAGAAACTATGTGTACACAAATTGTAAATCAGATGTACAAAGAAGATTGGAAACCAGATTACATTGTAGGTATTACACGTGGTGGTAATGTACCTGCTACTATTATTAGTAACATGACCGGTATACGTTGTGAAGCACTTAAAGTAAGTTTGCGTGATGGCGAAACAGGTAAGACTGGCGATAGTATGTTATGGATGGCCAGTGATGCATTTGGTTACAATGAAGATACTACAGGACAACAAACTAAAGTATCAGGTTCAAGATGGGATCCAAGTTTAAGAAAAAAGATACTTATTGTAGATGACATCAACGATACTGGTGCTACATTTGATTGGATTAAGAACGATTGGCAATCAAGTTGTTTGCCAGAAGAATCCTCATGGGAAACTGTGTGGGGTCATAGTGTAAGGTTTGCTACCCTTACAGAAAATTTAGCCAGCAACTTTGATTTAGTAAATTATAGTTGTCATGAAGTTAACAAAGCCGAGGAAGACGTGTGGTTAGTTTATCCTTGGGAGAACGTAGGAGAATACTAAATGCAATTAAGCGAAACACCTTGGAACGATGAATTACTTGATGCAAAAGGCTTTAAAGTTTTTAGAGATGGTTATCCAGTAACAGAAGGACATCTTCTTTTTGTACCTAAAGAGCAGGACTGGCAATCAATAGTCAAGTGCTGGGAAGCGGCGTACAAATGGGGTTACGATTGGATTGAACGTGGTTACTGCGATGCTTTTAATGTAGGACAGAACATTGGTGAAGAAGCAGGACAAACTGTTATGTATCCGCATGTACATTTAATTCCAAGACGCAAAGGCGACATGACTGATCCAAAAGGCGGTGTACGTGGAGTTATTCCAAACATGCAAAAGTACAAAATTAAAAATCCTAATCAACCAGACTTATTCCTTGAAGGGGATTGTGTGTAATGCGAACTGCTGTCTTAGGTTGTAGTCATAGTGCAGGGTATAGTTACTCTAACGCCAAAGGTACAAGAGACCGTTGGAATGAAAACAACTGGGCAGAAATTTATATTAACAATCAAGACAAGGACGGTGTTATATTTGCTTGTCCTGGTAGAGGTTGGTATGATTACAGTGAGCGTCTTGCTTTTTTATTTAAAACATATAAAGACATTGACGAAGTTATTATACAACAAACTTATTGGAATCGTTTTAGATTTGGTTATAGTACTCCAAACTTTTACGAAAATATTATTCCACTTGATGCACATATGAGGTTGGAAGAAACAAAAGAACGTATCGACTGTTATAATATTAGTATGTGGAATGACACACTAAAAAGTTTTGATGGAGGAAGAATAACAGTTGCAGGAGACTTTGCTATACCTGCCGCGATTGGTATGACATTTGATCCTTTTGATTTAAATGAACCTAATCTGCAAACAGATGGTTATCAAAGACTAAAAGCAAATTATGAGTTAATGACTGTTGTAACTCAAAGAGAATTTTTCAAAGAAGTATATCTTTGGAATGCGTTGTGCAAAGAAAATAATGCACAACTTAAGATCTTTGCCATGAATGAAGACACATGGCTACCGAAAGATCTAAATATCATTGGAGACTGCAATCACAATGTAGTAGCCAACAAAACTGTAGAGCAGTTTTTACAAACCAAGGGCGTAACTGAAACCTTTTTAATTGATGATGAACATTATAATTATGATGCACATAAATTGATTGCAGAGGAATTTGTCCCTTATATCTAAATGGAAGGAAGTGTATGTTGAGAGAAACAATGATAAATGCGGCAATCAAACACGCAGAAGCGGAGATTGGATTGCACAAGGCTAACGTTGAAGTTTATATGAGTAAGGTTGTAGGTATTGGAGAACATTCTGATATCATCGAAACTATTCAAAAAGAACTTGATAAAATGGCCGCGGCACATGATCGTTTAGAAATGTTAAACAAGTACTTTGGTTAAATCCATTGTATTAGTCATTGACATTGATCTAAATATATTATATAATATAACAAATAGACATCCTCGTCTATAACTCGGAGAAGTAAATGAAAAAGTATGAAGAAGTAACAAAACGCCTTAAAGAAGCAGATGCCCGTTATTGGGCAGGGGATAATATCTCTGAGCATCTAAAAGAAGGTGAAAAGCAACAACTTATCGACGAAGCCTCAGAAGCATTTGAAGAGGTACTTGATAGGTTGTTGATTGACAGACATAATGATCCTAACAGTATGGGAACTGGTAAACGTCTTGCAAAGATGTATATCAACGAACTAATGGCAGGACGTTATGACCCAATGCCTAAGGCAACTGCGTTTCCAAATGACAGTGCATCACGTTACGAAGGTATGCTTGTTGTTAGAAGTGAACTTACAAGTATGTGTTCACATCATCATCAAATTGTAAGAGGTGTAGCATACATTGGTATAATTGCCGCAGACAAACTAATTGGCTTGTCTAAGTATACACGTATTGCACAATGGTGTGCTGAACGT